AACACTCCGCAAACATGAAGGAGAAAACAAAGAGCATTCTGATCTTATTTGGCCAAAATTGTATGATGAACGCATCAAAGAAGCCAAAAATTGGGAAAAGGTTCTTGGAATCAAAGCAGATCTTAGTAAAATTCAATGAAGAAAACACTTTTCAGTTTTGGAAACTGGAGATATTACCCGACCCTGGATGTGCTGAAACAAACAGCCCTGCAAAACGGGAATGTGGACAGTGTTCATATTCTGAAAGAACCGGACATAGAATCTGATTTTTACAAAAAGAACATAAATCATTTCAACGATAAACGGGGATTTGGTTATTGGGTATGGAAAAGTTATTTTATAAAAAAGTTTTTGGACAGGGCAAGTGATGATGATGTTTTCATGTACGTGGATTCTGGTAACGAGGTAATAGGAGATTTAACTCCGTTGTTTGAATTGTGCAAAAATGATACAAAAGGAATCATCTTGTTTGAAAACACGGACGGAGAACCAAACGGTAATGTTTGGAAAAACAACTTGTGGACCAAATCAGATTGTTTTAACCTTATGAGTCTGAAAACAGATGAATATCTGTACGGCAATCAGGTAAATGCTTCTTATATCGTTTTTCGCAAAACAGATTTCAGCCAGAAATTTTTCAGTTGTTATCTGGATGTTTGTCAAAATTATAATATAATTTCAGATGCCCCAAACATCACAGAAAATTTTAACGGGGATTTTCAGGACCATCGCCACGATCAATCCATCCTTTCATTGCTTTCCATAAGATACAAAATAACTATTCATCGGGACCCTTCCCAATGGGGCAATCACCGGGTAAAACAGGATTCCCCTTATAAACAACTGTTTTATCATCATCGAAGAAAATATTACCTATGAAATTCTTGATCATACAGGAAAATGGACGCCATCTGGTTAGCCGTCATTTGCGGGAATGCCATAGTCTTTGCCGTGCTCTTTGGTTTCATGGAGAGGAATGCGATGTTTGGGGTTTGGGTCATGATAATTTTGAAAAGAAACCGGATTATAATTCCTATGATGTGATCATCAATTTGGAAAATTATGATGTGGGATGGGTTCCGGATCTTTCAGAATATAACAAACCGATCAAGCTTCTTTGGGCTATTGATAGTCATTGTCAGGGAAAATCCTATTATATGAACATTTTCAACAAGGGAAAATATCGGAAAATACTGGAAGCCACCCGGTATTTTGTGGACGAAAACAGTGTTTGGTTTCCTAACTGTTATGATTCGGATTTCATAACTCCATTGCCCTACATAGGTAAAAATACATTTTTGGGATTTTGCGGAAACTATTGTAACCGAAAGCCCTTGTTTGATGCGATCTACAACCGTTTTCCCGAGTTTAAAATGGACATTGACGTGCGGGGAATTCACATGATCCGGGCCATCAATTCATACGTGGTTCTGTTTAACAAGAATATTTTCAACGATATCAATTACCGCAGCTTTGAAACGGCTGGATGTGGAACATGTCTTCTGACCAGTTATGATGATCAGTATAATGATCTGGGATTCAAGGAAAGCGAAACATTTTTCACATACAAAAGCTTGGAAGAAGCAATTGATAAAATAAATTATTTGAAAGCAAATCCTCTGGTTGCCAAGGACGTTGGTATCAAAGGAGAACAATTTGTTCGACAAAAACATACTTTCAAGAATCGAGCAAAAAGCCTTATCAAATACGTTCAGACCCTATGATTATTAAATCAGAAGAAGGGCATGTTCTTACACATCTTGGGTTGGGCGATCAGGTTACTTGCAACGGTCTTGTTCGAGAACTTTATAAACGGCATCCAAAACTGTATGTGTATAGCAAGCTGAAATATTATTATAATATTGAATTCATGTATCGGGATTTGCCCAACTTAAGAGTTTTCCCCATAGAGGAAAGCGGAGCACAATATTTTACAAATCTGCATGGAATTAAAAATTTTTACAAATTGGGAATAGGTGGGGCAGACACAGTGGAAAAAAGCTTTTATGCACAAGCAGGAGTGGATTTTAACAAGAAATGGGAAAGCTTTTATGTGGAACGGGATCCTGAACGGGAAAACAAAATGTATTCCAGCTTTGGTTTTCAACCCGGAGAATATGCTTTTATTCATGATGATCTGGACCGCAATCAGGTTGTGGACACAAACAAAATACAGGATAAAAATTTAAAAATATTCCGGGTTAAACCAGAATACACAAACAACATATTTGATTATTGCAAAATAATTGAGAATGCAAAAGAAGTGCATGTGATAGAATCCTGCGTCATGTTCATGGTGGATCTGGTTTTTAAACAATTGGATAAACCCCTGTACATGCATAGATATACAAAACCGATTGAGCCATGGGAATATCCAACCAACCGATTGAATTGGCATGTCTATGAACGATAATTACCCCCTAATTTTTGATATTGGATACAACGTGGGAAATTTTACAAAATGTATTTTGAGCATGTATCCAAATGCAAAAATAATAGGTGTGGATGGCCACCCCATATACAAACAAATGTTTGAAAATAACCCTATTCCAAACGTAACATATATTGATGGTGTTGTTTCAGATTCCTGCAGACAAGATGTTTCTCTTTTTATTTGTGATAGTAATCCAGGCATCAACTCCATAAACCCGGAATGGATAGAAAAGATCCGACACAGTCATTATTTTCAAAAAACCAAACGAGAAATAAAGGTCAGATCCACAACTTTGGACAAGATGATAAGTGTTTATGGCATTCCCGATGTTATAAAATTGGATATTGAAGGGGCAGAATCAATTGCATTAAGCGGATTATCGCAAAAATGCGGCACCGTTTTATTGGAATGGGGTGAGGAATTTTTCACAGATACAAAAAAATGTGTTGAAATGTTAAAAAAACTTGGCTATAACCAGTTTGCCAATGATAGCCATTGGGAAGGAACAAGTGAAACCATACAGGAATTCAATCCATCTTTGGAATACAAAAGCTGGGAGGATCTTGTAAAAGACGAGGACATTGAACCTGAACGCAAAATGCGTTGGGGAATGTTATATGCCAAATGAACATTACTGAAAGATACAAGGAAATACCCAAGGATGCTTGGGCAAGCGAATCCCAGCAAATGGAACTTAAACTGTGGGAAGCCAACAATATCGGAGACGATTGGAACATGTGGTGGAAAATGAAATTTGACCATTATGTTTCGATTGCAAATGAAAAAGTGGATTCCATAGCCGAAGTTGGTTGTGGTCCGATTGCCAAAAATATCCAGTTTGTGGTTCAGGCACTGCAAAATAAACCCACCAAATACTTTCTCAGTGATCCTTTGCTGAAGGATTATGTGAATATGAATCGTCCAGTGGCAAGTTTTGCCATGGATGTGAAGGCAACCCTCAGTGCCAAGCCTCTTGAGGAATGGACCACAAAAGAACCGGTAGACATGATTGTTTGCATTAATGTGCTGGATCATGTGTATAGCATGCCCAAGTGTATGGAATCTTTATATAATAATTTGAAAAAGGGAGGAATTCTTGTTTTGGGAAATGATCTTACCAATCAGGAGGATTTTAATAAAACACCCAAAGATGATCCCCATGGTATGATGCATCCCATTCGTTTTGATCACGAAGATGCCAAACCATTTCTTTCAAAATATGAACCAGTATTTGATAAGATTCTGAACAGGCAAGAGGGACGTGCTCCGGACAGTCACTATGCCACCTTGCTTTATATTGGTCGAAAGAAATGAAGGCAGCAATTCTGGAAAAGATTGACCACCCGCTTGTGGTGGCAGATGTGGCCCTGACTGAAATGAAATTTGGTCAGGTAGCTGTTAAAATAAATGTCAGCGGTGTATGTGGGGCGCAGCTTCAGGAGATTGCCGGTCAAAAAGGAAATGCCAAGTTTGTTCCTCATCTTTTGGGCCATGAAGGTTGCGGAATCGTGGAATGTGTTGGAGAAGGTGTAACAAGAGTTAAAACAGGTGATAAAGTCATACTTCATTGGAAAAAAGGAGAGGGTATAGAATCTCCATTTCCCGAATACATTTATGATGGTAAGCGTATAAGCAGCGGAAAAATAACCACATTAAGCGAAAAGAGTATTGTTTCAGAAAACCGATTGACTGTGGTCCCACAGGATATACCGGATGAATTTTGCGCACTTCTTGGGTGCGGTATGAGCACTGCGCTTGGAATCGTGAACTATGACGCAAACATAAAGTTTGGAGAATCTGTTTTGGTGATAGGTTGTGGGGGTGTGGGATTGAATATCATCATGGCTGCAAACATGGCAGGATCCGGAAACATTTACGGGGTGGATATTTCCAGTGAAAAACAAGCCATGGTGGAAGAACTAGGGGCAAGATTTGTTGGAGGAGCCAATCAAATATGTGAAAAAATAGATTGTATTGTGGATACTACTGGCAACATGTTAGTGGTTTCCCATTATCTACCGCTCCTATCATCCCGGGGCCGATGCATAATTGTAAGTCAACCCCACGAAAAGAATAATTTGGAAATAAAAAATCCTGCAAACTTTTTCTCAGGAAACGGTCAAATCATTCGCTCCACACAGGGTGGAAACGTGAATCCATCCGAGGACTTTCCCCGATATGTAAATTTGTATAAAAAAAGAAATATTAATTTTGAAAAACTCATAACCCACCGATTCAGTCTGGATCAGGTGAATACTGCCATAGATTTGGTAAAAAATGGAAAAGCCGGTAGAATTATGATTCGCCCCTGATAAAATAAATTTTATGCTAAACAAAAATGATCTACTGAATTTTGAAAATCGAATTGCAGACCTTTACCGGGATTGTCAGCTTCCCTTTCTTTTTCATCTTTCTGGCGGAAATGAAGATCAATTGATTGAGATTTTCAAAGAAATTAAGGAAGGTGATTATGTTTTGGCAACTCATCGCAATCATTATCATGCCCTTTTGCATGGCATTCCTGCAGATGTATTGGAGGACAGGATTAAGAACGGACGGAGCATGTTTGTTTATGATCGGAAAAGAAACTTCTTTACATCTGCTATTATCGGGGGGACTGCCGCAATTGCTGCTGGAATCGCCCTTGCCCTGAAAAGAAAAGGATCTGACAAGAAGGTATGGTGTTTTGTTGGGGATGGTACTGAAGATTCCGGACATCTTTTTGAAGCGGCTCGATATGTTCATGGATTTGATCTGCCCTGCACTTTTGTTATTGAGGACAATAATCGATCTGTCACAACTGATAAAACAGAGCGTTGGGGCAAGGCACTCGATCCAACATTCTTTCCTTGTGTAAGAAAATATTATTACGATATTACTTGGCCCCATGCCCGCACCGAAGACATGATCAATCTGGGTAAAACCAAAGTAAAAACCCATGATGACTATTTTCCTCCTTTATCAAAAGAAGAGCTTCCGGTTGTAAATCCCCCGGAAGACATCAAGTTCAAAGATGCTATCAATCAAATGATGACGGAGATTGGCAAAATGAATTCAGTGTTTATCGGATACAATGTTGCCAACGGAGATGCCATGGGAACACTTAAGGGTGTAGACAAAACCCAAAAGATTGAAACCCCCGTGGCTGAAAACCTGATGACCGGTCTTGGAATTGGCATGTCGTTTGAAGGATTCAAGCCAGTAGTTTATTACGAGCGTCATGATTTCATGCTGGTAGCAGCAGATGCCATTGTGAATCATGTGAATCACATTGAAAGAATATCTCACGGGGAATATCAGGTTCCGGTCATTCTTCGTTCAGTTGTGGCTGATTCTGGGCCCTTTTATTCGGGTCCGACTCATTCACAGGACTTTACTGAAGGATTCCGCCACATGGTGGATTTCCCCATCTATGTTCCAAACACAGGTAAAGAAGCTGTGATTGCCTACCAGAACGCAATCAATTCCAATCGTCCTTGCATGGTGGTGGAAAAGAAAAGCTGCTTCTAAAATGAATGAACAACGATATTCTCATCATCGGTGAAAGTTGTAGAGATATTTTTGTTTACTGTGATTGTACTCGTTTGTGTCCTGATATTCCCGTTCCAGCGTTAAAAGTCATTCGTCAGACTGAAAACGAAGGAATGGCCAAGAATGTTCAAAGAAACATTCTTTCCCTGAATCAAGATTGCAACATTATCACAAACACAAACTGGATTCATGTATCAAAAACAAGATATGTGCATGAACAAACCAATCATATGTTCATGCGGGTGGATACTGATCACAATATTGACAGAATAGACAAATCTTTGCTTCGATATGATTATAAATTAATTGTCATTTCCGATTATAATAAAGGATTTTTAAATGAAGAAGATATTGAAGAAATATGCTCAAATCATTCCAACGTGTTTATTGACACGAAAAAGAAACTGGGATCCTGGGCAAACAAATCAAAATATATAAAAATTAATAACTTTGAATATCAAAGAAGCAAGGAAACATTGACACCTGAACTGCAAAGCAAGATAATTTGCACAAAAGGAGGAGACGGTTGTGAATATGGTGGAAAGATTTATCCAACCAAACGAATAGAAGTAAAGGACACTTCCGGTTGTGGTGACACCTTTTTGGCGGGTTTGGTTGTTGAATATCTTAAAACAAACGATATTCATCAAAGCATAGTTTTTGCCAATCGTTGCGCGTCCGAAGTGGCCAAACATCGAGGAGTAACCACACCAACCCTATGAGTGATGTAAAACTGGTCATATTTGATCTGGACGGTGTTCTGGTCGATTCCCGGGAACTGCATTATGCTAGTCTAAATCGAGCCTTGGAGGATATTGATAAAAAATATATAATAAACAAAGAGGAGCATCTTTCCACATTTGACGGGCTTAGTACAACAAAAAAGCTTAAAATACTCAGCGAAAAGAAAGGTTTGCCTCCGGAATTACATAAACGGGTTTGGGAACTTAAACAAAAATACACAAAAGATATTATTGAAAGTTTTCAAACGGATGAACGTATCCGGGAAATTTTAAAAAAAATCAAACAGGATGGAAAGAAAATTTGTTGTTGCACCAATTCCATACGGGAAACATCCAAAATCCAACTGTTGCGAAAAGGATTTTTCGAATATATCGACCATTTATTTTCAAATGAGGATGTGACAAACCCCAAGCCAAGTGCCGAGGTTTATCTGCGGGCAATGCTGGCTTGCTGTGCCAATCCAGATGAAACGGTGATCGTGGAGGATTCTCATATTGGAAGAAAAGCCGCCCAAAGATCTGGAGCACATCTTTTTGCTGTTAAAAATAGTAACGATTTAAACTATGAAAAACTGAAAGCATTCATAGATAAAAAGGAAACACACATGATAAAACCCAAATGGCAAGGACGGGGAGATGTGCGAGTGCTCATTCCCATGGCAGGTGCAGGTTCCCGTTTTGAACGGGCCGGATATACATTTCCCAAGCCATTGATTGAAGTGCGGGGCAAACCCATGATTCAGGTTGTTATTGAAAATCTTAACATTGATGCCGAGCATGTTTTCATAGTCCAAAAGGAACATTACGAAAAATATAATTTAAAAAATCTTTTAAATATAATATCTCCCAACTGTAAGATTGTGCAGACCCAGGGTCTGACAGAAGGAGCAGCTTGCACCACTCTTTTGGCCAAAGAATATTTTAATGACGATAAAAGCCTGATTATTGCGAATTCTGATCAGTTTATTGAATGGGACAGCAACGAATTCATGTATTCCATGATTGCAGACAATATCGACGCAGGAATTCTCACTTTTAATTCAACCCATCCCAAGTGGAGCTATGCAAAGGTAAATGAAGATGGGTTTGTGAGTGAAGTGGCGGAAAAGAATCCTATCAGCAACATAGCAACCGTAGGTGTTTATTATTGGAAAAAAGGATCGGACTATGTCAAATATGCCGAACAAATGATTGGAAAGAACATTCGAGTCAATAACGAATTTTATGTTTGTCCAGTGTTTAACGAAGCAATACAGGACGGAAAGAAAATCAAAGTGTTTAATATTGAAAAGATGTGGGGCTTGGGCGTTCCCGAAGATTTGGAATACTTTTTGAAAAACCGACCTGAATGATTCTCATATCTCATCGGGGAAATCTAAAAGGCAGCGATAAAAAGAGGGAAAATCATCCCAGTTGCATTGATGAAGTTTTGCACCAGGGATATGATTGTGAAGTGGACATTCGTATAAATGACGGGATTGTTCATTCGGGTCACGACAATCCGGTTTATCCGGTTGGAATAAGGTGGCTAATAGAAAGAAAAGAAAATCTTTGGATTCACTGTAAAGATCATGAAAGCATGGAACTGATGCAGAATCATCCGGAACTTAACTATTTTTGGCACGATAAAGACGATATGACCCTTACAAGCAAAGGATATGTTTGGGTTTATCCCGGAAAACAACCGGTAAAAAACAGTATTGCTGTGCTGCCGGAGGTAAACAAAGATGATGTTTTTGGATGTGCCGGAATATGCTCCGACATTATTGAAAGTTACAAAAGCTTGGACTTTTTGTAATTTTCCAGCATTTCAAGATTCTTGTCCAGTTCGTGGTACATGGCCCATCCCAGCTTTTCCACAACATAACGGGTGCCGTGATTGCCCGGAACCGGGTCCCGTTCCGGAATCAAATAATATTTGCCGCTTTGTTTGGCTAGATCTGCAATGCACCTTTCAATTGAATAATCCACTTTTTCAATGTAATGAATGGCCCATTTTGCATATTTATGCATGAATCGGAATTCGTTTTCCCGGGCAAAGAAAACATCTGTGCTAAACCAAGGATCACCTGTCCAACGACAACCGGCATAAACATAATCCTTTTCCTCCATTAAATTGAGAATATCCACCACCTTTTGTTCATCCAATAGCCAACTGTCCACGCTCAGTTTGATCCAATTTTTAACACCATTGTCTTTCAAAAGATTATAACCCCCAATCATCATGTCAGTATCCCCTTCAATATGTCCTCGATTGCCACAACGAAAATCACAAACCTCATCCGGATTGACACCATTATAACAATATGCGATATGAGGTTTGATTATTTTGTAAGAATTAAGAATTTCCTTCAAATACGGCCAATAGTTTTCCCGGTTATAACAGGTGACAATAAAGTTAACGTCCATGTTTTTAATTAACAAAACACCTTATAATTCAAGAATTGTTGAAAAATAATTTTTAAAAGTAAACTAAACATATGACACCGGAACAAATGCAGGATCAGGTGCGACATGCCACAAGAAGCCGTATGCGATATGTGTATCAATTGGTTAATCGAGATTTTTTTAAAATAAATGTGCCCGAAACCAAAACTAATCTGAAAATTGCGGTTCTTCTTTCCGGAGGATTGCGTAATTTTGCCGTGACCATGGAATGGGTCAACAAGTTCATGATCGATCCAATCCGGGCAGATGTTTTTGTTCATGGATGGTGTAGCAAAGAAGGTATTGAAAAAGATTCGGAAACTGTCATGGGATATCACAATATTAGAGCATTTAAAATTCAGGATCGTAGCAAAATCAAAATACCGGTTCCGGAAGTTTTGCATCACAAATATCCAGATCATGTAAGCCGGGGATGGGGCATGGAAGTGGCTGATCACGTTTTGGGTCAGCTTTATAACATCAAAGGATGCTACGATCTGATTGAAGAATATGAAAAGAAAAATGGATTTAAGTATGATATTATTGTACGGGGAAGACCGGATGAATTTTGGTTTGATCGTCTTCAGGATACCGATCTGGAATTTGTGGCAAAACACAATGTGTTGGGAACACCCCAGCATTATATTTCAGTTATATCAGGCGGTCATGTAAACGACCGCTTTGCCATGGGTAATCATGAAGTGATGCGCCGTTATTGTGAGATGTTTCATTTTGTGGAGGACTATGCAAAGCTGGCTGGAAACGATGAAGCCACGGAGTTTTATGTGGACCATCATGTGCGCAACACCATGCGGGACATTCCTCTGCATAATATTGATGCCACATTCATGCTGGAATACCCCGGAGACTATCCCATGGAACGGGGATTCAATCCCACAAACATGCGACATCTGGAACAGAACGATAGCAATGTAGCCATCGCTGCAGCTGAAAGCATCAAGAAAACCGTCGGGTGAACGTTTCTTTTTTTCAAAGTTACGGAAATCGGTTGCCCCTGCTCAAGATCCGGGCCGAGGACAAATGTTTTCAAGATTTTATAGATAACTTTGACATGAACATCATATCTCTTCACAATCCTTCGGATGAAGTGAAAGAGTATGTGACAAAGAACAAGATATTAAAAAACTCAATTCTGTTTGTTTTTAACAACAATACCTATTGCGATTGCATCCGCTATCTTATGAATTTCTTGGAAGGTAAGCAAATCAACAAGTTTTTCTTTTACCAGGACGATACTTTCTCTTATGAAGCAACCGAACAAAACCGGGATGATCTGAAAAATTTGGTTTTAAACACAGATCACGAAATGATCAATCTTTCATATAAAATCGAATATCTTGTGGAAAAAGGAAAGTGGACAGAAAAGCACAAAAACATTTTGCACAAAACAGATTCATTCAAGCTATATGATACGGACACTTTTGACTTTCGGGATAGCGGACTTTGGGCGTTTGACGATTCCTGTTTTGTTTGCACCCACCAAAGATTACGGGAAATTTTTGACAATAATTATTTTAATTATCCGGACATTTGGAATGCCGAACATTATTTGAAGCATAAATTTGAAAATAATAAATATTCCAGATACATCACAGATGTTTCTTTTTTTATAAATTATAATATTTTGGGAAGAAATACAGAAGCAAAAAACTTGGAGCGTTTGAAAGAAAGGGTTAAAATGTCGGAAAGTTCTTTACAAATGCTGTCGGAATATTATAATCAACGGCGATGAAACAAGAAAAAGCACTAGGGTTTGAAGATATTGTTTTGGTTCCAAAATATAGTGAACTGCAAACCAGAAAAGATGCTCATACTAAGATATGTGTGGCCGATCATGTTTTTCGTCTGCCTGTTTGTCCCTCCAATATGATTTGCACCATAAATGAAGAATTGAGCAAGTTTCTTTCAGAAAATCAGTATTTTTATATCATGCATAGGTTTGGGGATACACTGGCTTTTGTAGAAAAAGCGAATGCTGAAAATTGGAAGTTCATAAGCATTTCTGTGGGTGTTCAGGATAAATGTGATACTATCATAAATGAGATAGGAAAAAGAAACCTTAAGGTGGACTGCATTTGTATTGATGTTGCGCACGGTCATCACGTCATGGTTAAACAAGCCATACACAATATAAAAAAGGTTTTACCGGATGTTTTTGTGATTGCTGGTAATGTGACAACACGGGAAGGAACCCAAGAGCTTAAGTATTGGGGAGCAGATATGGTCAAGGTTTCGATTGGAACTGGAAAAGCATGTATCACCAAAGACAAAACTGGATTTACCCTTCCGATCTTCACATGCATTCAGGAATGTTCCGAGGTGGATATTCCCATCATGGCGGATGGGGGTGTGCGGTGTCATGGAGATATTGCCAAAAGCATCGTGGCGGGATCCACCATCAGCATGATTGGCAGCATGTTTTCGGCTTGCTCAGACAGTCCAGCCGAAACCGTTCATGAATATCCATTGGTAGATTCCAAAAGCGATCCAATCTTTAAACAATCTAAAATATATAAAAAATATTTTGGATCGGCTAGTTTTGAAAATAAAAGGATAAACAATTTAAAACCTGAAAATATTGAAGGAAAGACTGTTTTGATAGAATGTAACGGCAAGACTTACGAGGAAATGCTTTTGGAAATAGAACAGGATCTGCAAAGTAGCATTTCCTATTCAGGAGGATATAATATTGATGATCTTGGTCACACTCATTATAGAATCATATGATACTACCAAAACAAAATTATAATCTGGAAATCATAAACAAAAGATTTGTTCACGCTTATTTCAAGGACAAAGCACTTCCCAGTGGAAATGTTTTGGTCTTTTCCGGATTACTGAAACCAGGAAAAGGTTATGATTATTCTCCATTTGCGATTGATGACATGGAAGATGCACTTCACATCGTTTATGAAAATCCCTTGATCCGAGATTCAGTTTCCGGTGCTTTGTTTTCTCACTTTCTTGTCAGTTCGATTGCCAACGTGCTTTCCCAGGAATTTCTAAAAATTCCTCTTTCGGTAAACATGGACAACATTATTGTGAATCGGGAATACAAACGCAAAGGTTTGATTCAAACGCAGGGAGTTTTGAACATTGCCCGTTACAGAATCGTAAATGGATGTGGTTTGGGTCATATTGCAATCTGCAATAAAGCAGGAAATGATGCACCGGCTTACACATATGAAATGAATTTGCCAGAAGATCAGGTCAAGAAAATGTCTCAGATTGTTGTGGACATGTTTTATAAGCTGACAGATTCAGTATTTCTGAAATCAACTGCATGCTGAACTTTTTCCAGTATATTAACAATATTCTTTTCACAAAAAACAAAAGAAACGTAGGAAAAGAAAATTGCAGTGACAGCATGGGTGGTTTCATGCTGAACCGTTGGTGCAGTTTTTATGATGCAGAAAACTGCAAACTGGTAAATGAATCAGCAAACAGGCAATATTTGACCGAAGACTTTGATTTATTGTCAAAATTCTTATTTGTATTTTTGCCAAAAAAATCATATAAAAAAATAAATTATATAAATAAAAATAAGGACAAAAAGCAGAATCCACTTCCTATATTGTCAAAAAATATGGAATTGGGAACCCGGGATACCGAGCTTTTGATACGATCAATAGATGATAAAGAATTGGAAAATCTGTTGCAAATTTATTCTGATTCATAATTACTACTGTGAATATAGATAATATCCCCACGCAAAAAAGTTTAATTGATTTGGGTGGTCATGCCGGAAGTAGTTTTGACAGTGTTTTTTCTGGTTATGATTTAGAAAAAATATTGGACGATGTGATTCTCGCAGAATTCACTGATTTGGCTTCGGATTCCCAGGATGAAGTTATACGAAACGGAATCATTGTGAAAACAAATGCCATGACAAATGCGTGGCGCACCGCAAAGGTAATTCTGCTTGGATCCAACTGCAAGCTTGTGAAAAAAAATGATATCATTATGTTTCCAAACAATATGGGTGTTCAAATAAGTAAAATTCAAGTGGTTGGTTATGGTTTGGTAAGGAATGGAATTTTCATCAACGAACAAAGAATTTTCGGTGTTTGTAAATCAAGAAAAAATGAAAATAGCGCTTCAAGCCCTAAAAACAATCCTAGAAACAAACGTCGTTGAAATTCGGTTTGTTCGCCGCCGACCCAAAGCCGGTCATCCGATTGAACGACGCATGATTTGCACTAATGATAAAAAGTTTTTGAATTCACCGGCAGGACGAATTACATTAAATTTCCGACCCGTGACAACAACTAAACCCGTTCCTTATTTCAACCGGACAGCAAAAAATGTATTGAATGTGTGGGACATTATCATGCAGGATTACCGAAACATAAACATGGATGATTGTGATATGATTCAAATCATTTCTTCTGAAAAGTTTTGGGAATTTTTCGAAAAGAAACTGGCGGTTCTCTCACCCCGGGAAAAAATGAGGTACATGGACAGTTGAAACTTCCCGAAGATATTGAAAATTCAATTCTGAATTACCTTCAGAAAAAGGTGGTATTCATTTGTGAAAATAAACATTATCGGGAAGGTCGGTTGCTTCTTTTTTCCGTTAAGGATTTTTATCTTAATTTTACAATCAGTTGCGAACGAAAAGAACGCAAGATTTTCGAAATACCTTATCCTTTTGAATTTAGGTCCAAAAAGAATTATTTGGAATTTGATTATCATTTGAGTCACTTGAGTAAAGGAATGCACAATATAACTTCCAGCCTGAAAACCCTTCCCATCCCCAAAAAGAAAAAATTTTATAATACAAATTTGGTTCTAAGTGCTTTATCTTAAAGTAAATAATTTAGGATAAAGATATGCTGCAACAATCGTATCATTTTGAAGTAAAAGATCTTATAGCATCTTTCATAGATGCTTTTGACGGCACCGTAATCAAAAGATTCAACCAAAATCGGGCAGCTGAAAAAGAAGTCAAGGTTCGCTATCTTTACGCACCAAAGCAAAGGGTATTGTTTGATATTGTAACTCCCGGTCAAAACCTGACACTCCCGGTGGTTGCTGTGACCATAACAGGACTTACCCGGGATGAAAGCCGGGTATTCAACAAAATAGCCGGATTTTACGTTCCCCAAGGAGATGCTGAAACAAAAAAGAATGCACTTACTAATTTCTTCAGAACACCGGTTCCTATCGATATTGGAATTAACATGTCAATTCTTACTCGTTATCAAACCGATATGGATCAGATTCTCAGTAATTTTATTCCTTTTAACAATCCTTATATTATTCTTTCTTGGCAAATACCCACTTCTTATAATTTGAGTATTCAACAAGAAATACGAAGTGAGGTTCTTTGGAGTGGAACAGTTAATCTTCAATATCCGGTGGAACAGGATCCAAATTCCAAATCACTTATAGTTGCGGATACTAGTTTCACTATCAAGGGTTGGATATTTCCAGAAGAAACAGATCCGGTCAAAAACATTTATTATATTAACACGTATCTCACGGCTGTTTCAGCAAAAGCCATTCTTGAATATGATAATTATTATGCACTCAAGGCAGAAGCATATACTTTGAATTCTCCACAAAGTGCTTTTTATAATACGGATGTGATAAGTCTTAGTGCAAACCCACAGTTCCTTGGACCTGTAAGCATAGATGTTGATATATGATTAAACGATTTTATCCTGAATTAAACAAAGAACCTACGATTACAATCACACAGGGTTCCAGTGCAGCAATTTTTACTTTTCAAGGAGATATGTTTAGTTACATTGTTGGAAATGGATTGTATCTGTCTGCGAATGTAATAAACCCAATTCTTTCAAGTTTTGATTTTTATTCAAATACAAAAAGTATAAGTGCAAAATTTCCGGCTTTTAAAGGTTATCCCATAGAGAATTATGAAATTTTAAATAATAATGTACTAAAATTTCGCATGCCCAGTCTGTATTTGGGATCTTGTAAAATTGATTTTATTTTTGCAAATGAAGCAGGTTATGCCAAGGCAAGTGATTCCAGCCGATTTTCATATGTTCAGATGATTTAAATATTTGTAAAATAATGTTTTATATTGAATTTAACTTTAATTTTATAAATAAATAATATGGCTCAACCGGATTACTCCTCTGCAAACGATAGAGGCGCGACAACATTTGGTCGCACACTGCAAAAGTTTATAAGTGAACGTCTTCCATACAACAATTATTCTGTTGTGGACGTTCTTTCTCAGTTGAATCCAAAGTTTAATTTGTTTCAAGACATTGGAGGTCGCAGAACCGAAGCTATAGCAAAACATAGTATCAGCAGCAGCACCGGTATCAATGAAACCAGCATTGGTGCAATTGCCAGCGACAATAGTCTCTCAACTTATCTTTATGCAAATATTCAAGCAGATAAAGCAGCTCGAATTAGAGACTACCGGGTAATGGCAGCATTTTCTGAAGTGGCAGATGCATTAGACGAAATATGCGATGAGGTGGTTAATGTTGATGATGAAGGAAGAATTGTAAAACTTCGTTTTCATGATACGGATATTTCTGATATCCAAAAAGAAGAGATACAAAAAGAATTTTATCGTTATGTGAACTTGTTTGAATTAGATAATCGGGGATGGGAATATTTTCGTCATCTTATGGTAGATGCTGAAATTTATTTTGAGCATATCATTCATAAAGATTATCCGAATGAAGGTATTCTTGGTGTAGTAAGTATCCCTCCAGAATTAATTGATCCAATTTTTGGAAACGTGCAAAACCTTTTGGTCAAGGGATTTGTTCTCAGAAAACCTGTTTTTGATAAAACCAATCCAACCAAGGTTGTGGATTATCAGATTGTTCCTCTTGATAAAAATCAAGTCACATACATCAATAGCGGAATCTGGAATGAAAACAAAACTGTTCGTCTTCCTTTCCTTGAAAATGCTCGTCGTGCTTATCGTCAACTTTCCCTGATCGAAGACAGTATCGTGATTTATCGGTTGGTCCGTGCTCCGGAAAAGCTAGTTTTCAATGTAGATGTAGGCAACATGAGTCCGGCCAAAGCTGAAGGTTATATGCGTCGCCTCATGCAACAATATTGGAGCCGTAAAACTTTTGATACAGGTCAGGATGCGACTGTACAAAAATTTAATCCACAAAGCATGTTAGACAGTTTTTGGTTTGCCAAACGTACAGGTCAAGAAGGTACAAATGTAACCCAGCTTCAAGGTGGACAAAATCTAGGTGAACTGAATGACTTGATGTACTTTCTTAAAAAGCTTTACCGAAGTTTGAAGGTTCCTGGTTCTCGTTTGAATCCAGAAGATACCTATAAGGATGGAACAGAAATTCTTCGGGAAGAACTTAAGTTTTCTAAATTTATAATTCGTCAACAACAAAGGTTTGCTGAAGGGTTGAAAAATGGGTTTATAACAAATCTCAAACTAAAGAAAATGTGGAACGAATATGGTTTAAAAGAAAATCATTTTGATCTGGCTTTCAATGTTCCCACCAACTTCTATGAGATGCGGGAACTGCAAAAGATGGAAATGCGAACCAAAAGCTTTAACGATATCACCGCAAACGAAAGCATCAGCAAAATGTACATGCAAAAGAAGGTTCTGGGATGGACTGACCGCATGGTATTGGCCAACCGTGAATTTTTGCGAAAAGATTCTGAACTTAAATGGGAACTGGATCAGATATCCGGGGCCGGACCGGATTGGCGTAAGCAATTTGAAGGAGGACCCCGCGCCAAAGCACCTAAAGCTGGAGGAGAGGAAACACCTCCTGAATTTGGCCCATCTCCGGGCGGTCCAACCCCTACTCCTGAAGAAACCCCTGAAGCAGGGGCAGAAACACCTCCGGAAACACCTCCGGAAACACCCCCCATACCGGAAACACCTGCTGGGGGTGGAGAAACGCCAACCCCTGCATAAATAATGTTATGTCCGAAGTAAGCAAAAATAATTTATATGATAATTTTGCAGCAGGGCAAATACCCTCTGCACAGGATTTTCAAAATTTAATTGATAGCACCTATAGTGTGGGATTAACCGCACTTTCTGGAACAATTTCCACAACCATTCCGGCAGTTCTGAATGGACTAACTTTTACAAATTTTTCCACATCGTTCACAGCAATTAGTGGACAAGAAAATCGTTCTTATGTTCCAATAGGTTATTTCACTGTAACCCTAAATGGTAGCGCTGTAAAAATTCCATACTTTAATTGATTTTATGGACATTGTCCGGGAATATAACATTATCAATCAATTTTTCATGCTTGACCAACCATGTCCAGTTGAGATAAAAAATTGCCAAGGTATTCGCAACAGTTATATTGCATCAAACAATAGTTTGAAAAAACAAGCAGGGTGTTATCCTTGCATGCACAATAATCTTCGTACCCAGACGATTCAAAATATCAAAAAAAATTTGACTCTGGAAAATGCTTCTTAAAAATCTTATACTTTGTGGGTTAATTGTTGAAACCATGTTGGTTATATGGTTTAAAAGTCCCATTCAGGAACATTTCAAATTTTTCACAAAAATCTCTCTTCAGGATTACCTTGCGCTAAAATATCCGCTTCTGGCAAGACTAAGCGGTTGTCACATCTGCATCAGCTTTTGGCTGAGTTTATTTCTGGGAATATGTTTTTTTGATCTGGGATTTTATTTTTTGTGCATTCCCGGAATCCTGTATTTCTTCAACCATAAAATTTTCTGAGACGCTGATAGATTTTCAGGGAACGCTTTTCAAATTTTCTGGCATCTTTTTCTATTTTGCTGTTGTAATAGTTGCCGGTTCCTTCATTCATGTCCTTCATGCTATACTCATCCATGTTTGTTCCATAAATTTTATCCTGCTGAAAATGTCGAAGTTCATGAAACAAATCCCGGAGAAAATATTTTCTTTGATTGCAAAACGGCATATCCTGAACGGAATAGGTGACGACCGATACAAGATTACATACGCTGTGATAAACTGAGTTTTTAAGGTTGCCGTGCGTGTCCAAATACAATCTTTTTGCGTTTAAGGGTTTTTTTATGCCTCGAAAACAATTCTGCATTTCATTTTTCAAAAATTCTTCCGGTATTTTCAACTCGTTGCACAAACGATTGAAACGTCGGGTAAAACACAGTTTAAGATGCATTTTATATAATATTTAGAATAGTAAATATAAGAGATGAAGCTTGCAAAGGATTACCGTGATATCGCATCATTATATTACCAAAATCAACCCCGTCAACAAAATTTTGCAAAAATAGATGATTACCTAAGAGTATTTTGCGAGAAAGATCCTGTTTTGTTCCTGAAACAAGTTCAAGGCAATACCCATGTTTATGAATGGCGCAGCCAAATCATGTTTTTTAATGGGTTTGCTCCTTGCCTTATCGTTGAAGTTTATACAGACAAATTTTTAGGACGAAACATTAATTTACAAAATAAAAGTATTTTGAAAACAAATGTTTATGGTAATTTTGTGCTGACCGAAAATCATATTTTAAACAAAAAAAGCGGAATAGAATTATTGGGTAGCTTCTAATGAGGCAAACATTGCTGCAGCTGGAACCACCTATTTGGGTGCAGGCAAAAGATCATGGCGAGGGTAGGGCGTTAATACTGATTGATTATGGGATTGATCATAGCCCCATGTTTATTGTTCAGCTTAATGATGGTCGGTTTCGTTGTTTCAAAATAGAGGATTGTGTTGGTTGCGAAAATTTTACGCTGGATGTTTGTCGTCCCAAACCCCTTTAAAAATATAAAAGAACCATAAATAGGCTTATGAGTGAAAAATACACTGTAAAAGTCGTAAACAACGAAAAAAAAGAAATCCGTACTCAAGATGTTAATGCTCTTGATCCTCAAGAAGCTCACAAATTTATTTTTGAAAAAATAAATAACTATTCGGAGGAAATTCTTGAAATTACAGATATTGAAGAAAATATAGTATATAATTTGAAAAACGGTTTTATTTTTTAAAGTAAAATTTAGTAAATACTGATATGGCAACATTACCGGCGCAAATAGTACGTTTTTATCAAACATTTGAAGAAGGAAAGTTCAAAGAACTGGTATATAGTACTGTTTTTCCTCCCGTAACTACTTATAATAGCAAAATACTGGATTCTACTCTGAATCCCAGTGTATGTGCTAATCCTGCCATAGTAGACGTTCAACCGTTCATATACAACAGATATGCTGTCGTAACCACACCGGCCGGATTCACCAAAGCCGTTCCAATAACTGTCAACACAATAGTGGATTCTGCTTCCGCAGCTGCCAATGTTTTTGTGGGAGCAAGCAAAGCCTATGATTTCTATGTGGGTGGTCAGTGGGTAAGTTTTGGAACAGTTCCGGTTGGAGTTCTTCCCATCAATGCGAGTGGTGCCCGAATCACAGCAGGCGGTGGTGCTCCTTCATCTGGTGATATAACGTTCCTTTCGTGAAGTTAAGTTGGTTCAAGTCATCCCTGTTGGGAAGTGTCCTGATTCTTGCAGGGAGTGCTGCGTTTTTTTCAGTTTATGGAATGGCTCATCTTTTTAAAAGTCAGTTTATCAGCATCATCATACTGGGATTGGGGCTTGAAGCGGCCAAATTTACCGCAACCATAGGGTTACATCGTTTGTGGAATCGTCTGAACAAGTTCTTGAAAGTGTATCTTTTCACTGGAGTTGTGGCACTCAGCATCATCACCAGCCTTGGCATTTATGGATTTCTAAGTTCTGCGTACACTGTTAGCAAAGCAGAATACAGCATTGATGAAGGCAAGATTCAGAATCTGGAAAGCATCAAAAATAAAAAGCAGGAAGTTTTGGTTCAATATGATGGTCGTTTAAAAAGCCTGAATGAAACCAAAAAAGATCAGGAACAACGTCTTAATGATGCTGTTAAAAGCACCACCATGGTTCAGGTCAAAGACAAAGAAGGAGATCAAATTGTTTATAACGACAAACGGGCCCAGCAAACCAAGGATAAAATGATTGAAATATCAACAAAAGCGATTGAAAACGCGAATGCTGAATATTCCAACCTTCTCAAAGAATATGATGTTGTGCAACGAGAAATATTGGAACTGGAAACACAGATACTGGAGAGTCGTCAGCAACAAGCCAAAAATAGTGATATTTTGACATTCAAGTTCATAGCGGATGGATTGGGCATGGATTTGGACAAAACCGTGCGTTATTTTATTTTGATACTAATTTTTGTGTTTGATCCTATGGCCCTTGCATTGGTGCTTCTTTATCAGTATTTGCAAAAAACCAGACTAAATAATATTGAAATAATACATGAGCCTCAAATAGTTGAAAAACACCATATCATAGAGAAACCCAAGATCATACACAAGGAAACAGAAAAGGTGATATTCAAAGAACAACCTCAACGCGGAATGGGAATGTAATATGGCCAACGATACTTTCGCAACATTCCAGGAACTAAGTGGTTTAGGATCAACTGATTATCTGGTTGGTTATCAAAACATTTCTGAAACCCGAATTAATTACAATAATCTAATCAATACGATTGTTGCAAATCTTACAGGATTTCAAGCATATTCTGTTGTAAATCAAAACAGTGCCTACTGGAACAGCACCTACAGCACGGTAAATTCAAGCAGCGCCAACTGGCAGGGCGGAAACAGTGCTTATACCAATCTGAACGCCAATAGTGCATTTTATGGATTTATCTCCGCAGTCTTATTCAGCTAAATATTAATAAATAACATAAGAAATGAAATCAGTTTTAAGCCCAAATCCAACATTTTCTCCGAGCACAAAGACACTTAGTTTTTCAGGCATAGCTGGATTTACAAACAATCGATTGATGGTGGTGGTAAACCAAACACGCAATTCAATCATATATGCAGAAAGTGTTGATGGATTGGGTGGAGTGTGGGACCCAAACGGAAAAACACTTACTCTGGCATTTGATACAAACGCGGCGGGTCACGCATCAAACGATTTGCTTCAGGTGATTTATGACGCACCCTTTTTAAAGGTTGAACCGGAAGAAGAACTAATCGATCCGGTGGGCAAAAACCGGGTGTCCACACCCCAATCACTTATTGACACAGATTTTGAATATGGTCTGCAAAGCACCAAATGGGAATTTGTTCAGCTCGTCAACAACCGCCCCACTTTATTTTATGATCCGACTTATCCTTTAACTTTTAATAATATTTCTCTCGGGGCAACAAATAATTTTTTAGCAGGACTTTCCGGAAGACTTTCATTTGCAGGGGGACCAACAAGAACTGTGGTGGTTAGTGGCGCTGCCTTACAACTCCCTAACGGACCAAATTCACTTATTGGAGGATCAGTTTTATATCCAACAAACACACCCATATACGTTCAAGACGCTCTGGATCCAAATGCAAACGGGTTTTATCTCGCAGAAGCATCTACACCAGCATTATCTTCATTTTCATATTTTGCAAAAGGAAATGTTGTGACCGGAAACGTTACAGATTATAATAAAACTTTAATTTTTCCTTGTAATTTTTATACTGGGGCGGCCATACCAATTACCACTTCCACTACTAGACCTGCATTAAGCTCCAATGGAGGTACTGTTGCTAGTCCATTCCCAGCAACCACAAATACAGTCAGTTGTTCAACACTTTCAGCTCACGGTCTTTCTGTGGGTGATCAAATATATTTGTTGGGGGTGTTCAGTGACTCTGCTCCGGCTCCTTCAGGATGTTGGACAGTTGCA